CTGATACTTTTGGAATGGTAAAATACTGGGAAACTATTATATACAACTTCCTTAAGAAACAAAACATCCAAACACCACCACAAAAATTAAAACAAACCAAGACACATTCTATTGTCGGTGCATATGTTAAAGAACCTATTGTAGGGAAACATGATTGGGTAATGTCATTTGACTTAAACTCACTCTATCCACATTTAATCATGCAGTTCAACATATCACCCGAGACAATAATCAAAGGTGGTCAGAGAATGGATGTAACCATTCAGAATATGCTTGATGGTGAATCAGACTTATCCCAACTTAAGAAGTCCAACAGAACAGTTGCACCTAATGGAGTAATGTTCAAACGTGACAAACAAGGATTCCTTCCCGAACTCATGGAAACATTTTATGATGAACGTAAGATGTGGAAGAAGAAGATGATTGAGTATCAGATTGAAAAGGAATCATGTAAAGAACCTAAACGAAAAAAAGAATTAGAGAGTCTCATCAAACGTGCATACAATAATCAACAGGTAAGAAAGATTGCACTTAACTCTGCATATGGGGCTCTTGCAAATCAATACTTTGCATTCTTTGACCCAAACCTTGCAGAAGCAATTACCATGTCGGGTCAGTTAGTTATTAAGGTTGCAGAGAAAACAATAAACAATTGGATGAACAATGTCCTTAAAACAGAAGACGAAGATTATGTAATTGCAATGGATACCGACTCAGTTTACATTACTTTTGATAAACTAGTGTCACAAGTGTTTCCCGAAAATACGGATAAGGACAAAATTATCAACTTTCTTGACACTATAGGAAGGGAGAAAGTAGAGGGCATATTATCCAAAGGGTATGATGAACTTGCAGATTATACTAATGCATTCCAACAGAAGATGGAAATGGGACGTGAGGTAATTGCAGATAGAGGTATTTGGACTGCAAAGAAAAGATACATTCTAAATGTATTTGACTCTGAAGGTGTTAGGTTTGAAGAACCTAAATTGAAAATGATGGGTATTGAAACTGCAAAATCATCTACACCCGAATGGGTCAGAGGCAGACTTACAGATGCATTCAAAGTTGTTATGAATGGAACTGAACAAGAACTATGGGATTTCGTAGAGACTGCACGAAAGGATTTTAGAAACCTTCCAGTTGAGAAGATGAGTTCACCGAGAGGTTGTAATAACCTTGAACAATATTCAGACCCAACATCTATTTACTCTAAGGGAACACCCATACACGTAAGAGGTGCTTTACTTTACAACCACCAACTTAAGAAACTAAACATAGATAAACGATACGAGAACATCCGAAGTGGAAACAAAATTCTCTTTACCTATCTCAAACTACCCAACAAGATGAATGAGAATGTGATATCATACTCAAATGTTCTACCAAAAGAGTTTGACTTACAGAATTATATTGATTACGACAAACAGTTTGATAAATCATTCATAGAACCATTAAATGCAGTTATCAGCAAAATTGGTTGGAATGTTGAACCAGTGGCATCCTTAGATTCCTTTTTCGGATAAATATGACTATGTATCAGTATAAAGTATCAGTAGTGAAAGTAGTAGACGGCGACACCCTTGATGTAGACATCGATTTAGGTTTTGGTATGTCTTACAAAAAACAAAGAGTTCGTATGATGGGAATTGATACGCCAGAATCTAGAACTAGAGATAAGGTAGAAAAACTCTTTGGTAAAGCATCTAAAAAACACTTAAAGAAACTATTAGAAAGTGCAGAGTCTATTTCTCTTATTTCACATGATAAGGGTAAGTTCGGAAGAATCCTTGGTGAAATCTATATTCATAACGATGATGCTGAACTCAATGTTAATCAGAAAATGATTGATGATTGTCATGCAGTTCCTTACACTGGAGAAAATAAAGACTTAGTCGAACAACAACACATGGATAACAGAAAGGTCGTTATGGAGACTGGATATGTGACCCAAGAACAAATAGATAAAGTATCATGATGACTTTGGATGCATTAGACTGCTTTTACATACTCTCAATAGTTTTTGGATTTACATTTATCATGTTCATGGAAGTGCAAATCAAACAAATCAAAACTATGATGGAAGAACATATTAAGTTTGACTGCATAGAAGACCACAAAAAAAACTAAAAAACCCTATTTACAAAACCTTAACCTATGTGTATAATAGATGTATACATTAGGAGAAGTGTTATGTCATTTTTAAAAGATTTAGTAAAGGCATCGGGAAACGAATATGCAAATATAGTTTCTGATGGTGTTGCTGCAGGAGATGTAGATTCGTTTATTGATACGGGTTCTCATATCTTCAATGCACTATTAAGTGGTTCACTATATGGTGGACTTCCCTCAAACAAGATTACAGCAATTGCAGGTGAATCTGCAACAGGTAAAACATTCTTTGCACTAGGTATGGTAAAACAATTCCTAGAAGATAACAAAGATGCAGCCGTAATCTACTTTGAATCTGAATCTGCAATATCGAAAGATATGATTGAATCAAGAGGAATAGACTCATCAAGAGTTGTTATTGTTCCTGTTGTTACAGTGCAAGAGTTCAGAAATCAAGCAATCAGTATACTGGATAAGTATGCAGAGACCCCAAAGGATAAACGTCCACCTATGATGTTCTGTTTAGATTCACTTGGTATGTTATCAACAACCAAAGAAATCGAAGACACTGCAGAAGGTAAAGAGACCAAAGATATGACTCGTGCTCAAATCACCAAAGGTGCATTTAGAGTATTGACGTTAAAACTAGGTCGAGTTGGAGTCCCGATGATTGTAACGAATCACACTTATGATGTGATTGGTTCTATGTTCCCTCAAAAAGAAATGGGTGGTGGAAGTGGTCTCAAATATGCAGCCTCTTCAATCGTCTATCTCTCTAAGAGAAAAGAAAAAGAAGGTACAGAAATCGTTGGTAATATCATTCACTGTAAAAATGCAAAGTCAAGATTGACTGTAGAAAATAGAGTGGTTGATGTTAGATTATCATACGATAAAGGATTGGACAGGTACTATGGTCTATTAGACATGGCACTTGCATTTGGAGTATTTGAGAAATCATCTACAAGAGTTAAACTACCAAACGGTAAAACTGAATTTGGTAAGACAATTAATAACAATCCCGAAAAATACTTTACACCCGATGTAATGGAAAGATTAGAGACACATGCACAGGAATACTTTAAATATGGAACAGAGAATAGAACAGACAATACTGAAGAATCTGATTCAGAGTGATACTTTTTCACGGAAGGTGCTTCCTTTTCTTAAAGGAGAGTATTTCACCGAGAATGATGAGAGAACTGTATTTCAAGAAGTATATTCATACTTTGAAAAATACACCAAAACCCCAACTGTAGAAGCACTTCTCATTAACCTAGACAATAACACATCGTTAAACGAGAGTGTATTGAAAGGGTCAAAATCTATAGTAAACAGTTTTGGAACTAAGACAGAGGAAACCCCTCAAGATTGGTTGGTTGACGAATGTGAACAATGGTGCAAAGATAGAGCAATCTATATTGCAGTCATGGATTCCATTGAAGTCATAGATAAAACCTCTCAGCGTTCAACAGGTGAGATACCCGAACTTTTAAAGGATGCACTTTCGGTGTCTTTTGACACCAACATAGGACACGACTTCATTGAAAATTCAGATGATAGATTTGAGTTCTACCACACGGAAGAAGAGAAACTCCCGTTTGACCTAGAATATTTCAACAAGATTACCAAAGGTGGTTTACCCAATAAGACATTAAACATATGTCTTGCAGGAACTGGTGTTGGTAAATCATTGTTTATGTGTCATTGTGCTTCTGCAAATCTTATGATGAACAAGAATGTATTGTACATTACACTTGAAATGTCAGAGGAAAGAATTGCAGAAAGGATTGATGCAAACACATTGAACATTCCTATGAAAGATTTACCCGACCTATCTAAGAAACTCTTTGATAAGAAGATTGATAAAATTGCAGAGAAGACAAAAGGTAAACTTATTGTAAAAGAATATCCTACTGCATCAGCACACGTAGGACACTTCAGACATCTATTACAAGAACTTAGTATTAAGAAAGATTTCAAACCCGATATGATTTATATTGATTATCTAAACATATGTGCAAGTGCAAGAGTCAAGCCAGGCAGTGGTGCAAACAGTTATACACTTATCAAATCTATTGCAGAAGAACTTAGAGGACTTGCAGTAGAGTTTGATGTACCAATCATGAGTGCAACCCAAACAACAAGAAGTGGTTATGGTTCAACAGATGTGGAACTTACAGATACTTCGGAGTCCTTTGGTTTACCTGCTACTGCAGACTTTATGTTTGCACTGATATCTTCAGAAGAACTAGAAGAGTTAGACCAAATGGTAGTGAAACAGTTAAAGAATAGATACAATGACCCAACCATATTCAAAAGGTTTGTTATAGGTGTTGATAGAAGTCGTATGAAACTATATGATTGTGAACAAGAAGCACAAGAAGAGTTGTTTGAGAACACTGGTGTTGATGATTCTATTCCAGTTCATGACAGAGGAAGGAATGATGGTCAAAGAAGAGATTATAGTTCATTTAAGGTGGAATAGATGCACTAAATAGTGTTGTTATTATGAAGAAGAGTTTGACAGCATCAGAAGTTTTAGAGTTAATTCAATCTAGAATTGAATTGAAAAAACAACTTCGCAATGCAAAGAAAACAAAACAGGTAGACGAAAGTAAAATTATCTCTAAAAAATTGAATAAAATTGAAGATAAACTATCGTCTCGACCACTATCAAAAGTATAAATATAGGTACATAAACTTACACTTAGAGGACTTATGCCAAATTCAGAAACATACCCACAATCATCAAT